ATGACCGGCAGAGCCTCGGACGCCGCGAACGGCGGGGTCCGCCCGCCGATCCGGCGCATCGGCGACCTCCTGACGGTCAGCGCCGACGAGCGCGCGCGCATTCTCGCGGGGATGACCCAGAAGGAGTGCGAACAGCTTTTGTGCGACTGGAACCTCTGGGCGCGTCCCGACCAGGAGCCGCCGCCGGGAGACTGGATCGTCTGGCTGATCCTCGCCGGACGTGGCGCGGGCAAGACCCGCGCCGGCGCCGAGGCCGTGCGGCGCTGGTCGTGGAGCTTCCCGTTCGTGAACCTGATCGGCCCGACCGCGGACGACGTGCGCGACGTGATGGTGCTCGGGGAATCGGGAATCCTCGCCTGCTGCCGTCACGAGGAGCGGCCGCGGTTCCTGGCCTCGGCCGGACGGCTCGAGTGGCCGAACGGCGCGCTGAGCCAGATCTTCTCCGCCGAGGAGCCCGACCGCCTGCGCGGCAAGCAGCACATGAAGCTGTGGTGCGACGAGCTCGCCGCCTGGCGCCGGCCCGACGCCTTCGACCAGGCGATGCTTGGCTTGAGGCTCGGCCCGAAGCCGCAGATGATCGTCACCACCACGCCGCGCCCGACGCGGATCGTCAAGGCGCTGGTCGCGGACAAGGACACGATCGTCACCCGTGGCTCGACCTTCGACAACCGGGAGCACCTCGCGCGCGCGTTCCTCAGGCGCATCGCCAGGCGTTACGAGGGCCGCGCCATCGGCCGGCAGGAGTTGTTCGCCGAGATTGTCGAGGAGACGCCGGGGGCCCTGTGGACGCGGGCCCTGATCGAGCGCCAGCGCGTCGCGCCCGAGGCCGGCCCAACGGAGTTCGCCGAAGTCGTGGTCGCCATCGACCCGCCGGCGCGCTCGGGCGCCAAGGCCGACGAATGCGGCCTCGTGGTCGCCGCCAGGGCGGGCGACGGGCGGATCTACGTGCTCGCCGATCTGACCAGCCAGGGCGACAGCCCGGCGGGCTGGGCGGCGCGGGTCGGCGCCGCCTATCGCGGCTTCGGCGCCAACCGGGTCGTGGCCGAGATCAATAACGGCGGCGAGATGGTCACGGAAGTCCTGCGCCAGGCCGAGCCGCACCTGCCGGTGCGGACGGTCACCGCGACGCGCGGCAAATTCCTGCGCGCCGAGCCGATCGCCGCGGCCTACGAGCGCGGGCTCGTGTTCCACGCCGGAGTCTTTCCGAAGCTCGAGGACCAGCTCTGCGCGCTCACCCCTGGCTTCGACCGCCGCTCCGGCCCCTCCCCCGACCGCGCCGACGCGCTGGTGTGGGCGGTCGCCGATCTTCTGGCCCTCGACCGGCCAAGCGCGGGGATGATCGAGTACTGGGCGGGGCGAGGGGCGTAACGCGCGCTCGTTGGCCGCGCCGGCCGGGGCGACGAGCCCGCGATCGAGTGGGCGCCGGACTAACGATCCGAGAGCGCCTCGCGCTCCGCGGTGCGGACGCCCGTCGGCTTCCGTCCTTGGAATTCGCTCGCAGGCACGGCGTGGAGGTTCGCGCCCATCTTGCGGTTGAACGCCTCGGCGTCGATCTGGGCGTTGACGGCGACGGTCTTGTCGTCACGCGGGCTCGGGCATTGCGGGTCGACGCCCGTCGCCCCGAGCCGCTCGACCGCATTTCTGAACGCCCCTTCGAGCTTTTCCCGGGCGCCGTCGGCCTCGAAGACGTCGCTGATCCAGACGTCGGCGCCGTTCTCAGCCGCGGCCACACAGAACGTCCAGCGCGGCGCGGCTGAAACAACCTCCGGCAGGCTGACGATAACAGCGGCGAGGGCCAGCCGGCGCATCAAGGCGACACTCCATCGAGCGATAGACCCCCGCCCCCTAGCACGCCAACCCCTAACGGAAGGCGAAGCCAACCTTCGCCATTTGCCCCAACTCCGCGACCGAAGAACGCGGCCCCCTTCTCCCCTTGCGGGAGAGGTGTCGGCCGAAGGCCATGAGACGAGGGGTCCGCGCCGGAAGGCGCGCTGAACGAGAGGCGCCTGACGACGCCAGAACCCCTCACTCCCACGCCCCTCTCCCGCCATAGCCCGTCGAAAGACGGGCGTCCTTCCGGACGCTTTATGGGGAGAACGGCATTGCAAGGACTCCCGCATGTCGGACGCCATCGAACGCAGGCTCACCCCAAACGTGTTCGCCCGTCTGGCGCAGGCGACCCGATACGCCATCACCGGCGTCACGCCCGACTCGTGGTTCGGCCCGCATGAGCCGCTCGCGCCGCAGGCGCCCCCCGACGTGAAGGGGCGGCAGTTCGACTACCCGTTCGGCGCCAACCTCAATTACGTGCCGCGCTCGGAGGGCGGGATCTCGTTCGCGGAGCTGCGGGCGCTGGCCGACGCCTTGCCGCTGCTCCGCGCCGTGATCGAGACCCGCAAGGACCAGGTCGCGGCGCAGAACTTTTCCGTGCGAGCCCGGGCGCGGGCGAGTCTGCCGGACGAATCTGCACGGATCGACAAGGCCCTCGCCTTCCTCGCCCGCCCGGACCGGCGCCGCTCGTTCGCCGATTGGTTGCGCATGCTCATCGAGGACCTCCTGGTCATCGACGCCGCGACGATCTACCCGCGCACCGACCGCGGCGGAAACCTCTATGCGCTCGACGTGATCGACGGGGCGACGATCAAGCCCCTGATCGGCGAGGACGGGCGCGCGCCCGAGCCGCCCAATCCCGCCTATCAACAGGTCTTGCACGGCGTGCCGGCCGCGGATTTCTCGGCTGACGAGCTTCTGTATCTGCCGCGCAACGCCCGGGCGCACCGGCTCTATGGGCTTAGCCCGGTCGAGCAGGTGGCGCTGACGGTGAACATCGCGTTGAGACGCGAGGCGGCAACGCTCGACTATTACAAAACCGGCTCCTCGCCCGACGCCTTCGCCACCCTGCCGAAGGAATGGACGAGCGACCAGATCCGCCAGTTCCAGGACTATTTCGACGCCCTGATGAGCGGCAATTCGGCTCGGCGGCGGATGCTGAAATTCATGCCGTCCGACTTCCGCCTGATCGAGACCCGCCAGCCGCCGCTCAAAGACCAGTACGACGAGTGGCTCGCGCGGGTGATCTGCTACGCCTTCTCGGTCCCCGCGACGCCCTTCGTCGCCCAGGTCAACCGCGCCACCTCGGAGACGATGCGGATGCAGGCGACGCAGGAGGGCCTGCTGCCGTTGAAAACCTGGATCAAGAACGCGCTCGACCAGGTGATCCAGGTTTGCATGAACGAACCGCAGCTCGAGTTCGTGTGGGTTGGCGACGACGCCGTTGATCCGCTGCAGCAAGCGCAGACGCTGCAAATCCTTGTGTCGGCCGGCATCAAGACGCGCGAGGAGGCGCGCGCGGAGCTGGGGCTCGGAGGCGACAAGGAGGCCGCGCCGGGGCTCGGGAAGTAAAATCAAAACCACGACGAGCGCGGGCGGTTTGCGACGGCGGAGGATGCGGTCGGGGTCGTCGGCCACCCCGCGCGAAAGCCTCGGCCGCAGGGCGTGGAGGTGGCAAGCAACGGCGCAGTGATGTCAGATGTGGGCTCGCCGGTTGTGGCGCAGGCCGCCGAAGGCGAGGAAGACGAGGAGCCTCGGCCAGAGGAGAACGGCGAGGACGAAACTGTCCGCTACATCAATCCGGACACCGGGGAGACGCGCGAGTATCCGGCGCGCTATGCGCCACGGAAACCGGCAGGCTGGGTCGATACGCGCGACCTGCCGGACCCGGCAAAGCCGATGTTCTTTGAACCGACTGAGGGGCACGAACCAGCTGGGACAGTAGCAGATGCTGTAGCGCCGGGCGGCGTGTTGCCGGGAGAGGCGGATAACGTCGGAGATGTTCGCACGATGCCCGCGTCTGCCGACCCCGACTTGACTGCGCGAGCGTACGTGCTCAGAGCCTACAACGGACAGTCGCCAGTATCGACCAGGCCGGTAGGCGAGGACGGCAGTTTCGTCGTGAAATTACCCGATGGAGCGACCATTACGTATCGGCCTGCGGGACAAGCGAGTTGGAGAACGTTGTCGACAACGGCGTCCGTCGACGTCAACGATGCGGTCGTCAACGCCCTCAATGGTGGAAAGCGATTGAAACTGACGTTTCCCAAACTATAAACGGATAGCCTATGAAAATTCCGACTGAAATCGCGCTGTGGACGCAAAAGACTTTGCTCGGCATTGACGGTGAAGAGTGGGGTATTGGGTACATAACTGACGGAATGTCATCCATCTCCGAGAACCCGGCCATTTGCTGGCAGCTTGGAGTAGACATGGTCTACCGAGCGCTCCTCTGCGATCTGATCGACGTGCATGTCTTCATGGAGTGTCGCGACAAGCCGTCGCTGCTTCATGAGATTCGCGTGGTTAGCCCGTTTGAGGATTCGGGGGGATTCCTGTGGAGCGGGACGCAGATTCACGGGACGCCGCGGCTGAGCGCTCTTATTGAAGCGTATTTTCCGCCTCCGAACCGGGACGGAAGTCTGAACACCGCCTTCATAGAGGCGCTTGAGCAAGTCTTTGCCGAAAACGGCGTGCCGTGGTCGGATAAGTCGCTGCTGCCAATCATGCCTGCTGGCGCGGAGGCTCGCGCCCCGCGTTAAGCGGGGCTCGCCGCGATCCAGCCCTTGATCGGCGAGGACGGTCGCGCGCCCGAGCCGCCCGACCCCGCCTATCAGCAGGTGCTGCACGGCGTGCCGGCCGCGGATTTCACGTCCGACGAGCTTCTCTACCTCCCGCGCAACGTGCGGGCCCACAAGCTCTACGGCATGAGTCCGGTCGAGCAGGTGGCGCTGACGGTCAATATAGCGCTGAGATGCGAGGCGGCGACGCTCGATTACTATAGGACGGGGAGTTCTCCGGACGCGTTCGCCCCCCTGCCGAAGGAATGGACGAGCGATCAGATCCGCCAGTTCCAGGATTACTTCGACGCGCTGATGAGCGGCAATTCGGCGCGGCGGTGGATGCTGAAGTTCATGCCGTCCGACTTCAAGCTGATCGAGGCCCGCCAGCCGCCGCTGAAGGACCAGTACGACGAGTGGCTCGCGCGCGTGATCTGCTACGCGTTCTCGGTCCCCGCGACCCCGTTCGTCGCCCAGGTCAACCGCGCCACCAGCGAGACGATGCGCCTTCAGGCGACCCATGAAGGGCTCGCGCCGCTGAAGACATGGATCAAGAACGCGCTCGACCAGGTCATCCAGGTTTGCACGGGCGAGCCGGGCCTCGAGTTCGTGGGGTTGGCGACGACGCCGTCGATCCACTGCAGCAGGCGCAGACGTTGAACATTCTGGTCTCCGCCGGGATCAAGACACGCCAGGAGGCGCGGGCGTGGCGTGTTTTCTACGATCAGAAAATAGTATCATAAGAATTCTGATTTTCTTGACACCTCACTCGGCTCGTGACATAGTCGGACACAATGGAGATGGTGGGCGCCGAGGCGGCGCCTCTCCCCTTCCCGAACAGTTTCCCCCCTGTCAAGCGCCCGCGCCGACCGGGCGCGTTCAGGCGCGCTTCCAACGGAGCCCAAAGCGTGACCTCGCTCGAACTCTTTTTCCCCCTCGCCAAGGTCGACCTCGACAAGCGCCTGGTCACCGGAGTCGCCACCGCCGAGCTCCCTGACCGCTCAGGCGAGATCTGCGACTACTTAAGCTCGAAGCCCTACTTCGAGAAATGGTCCTCGGAGGCGCTGGCCGCAAGCGGCGGCAAGTCGATGGGCGCGGTGCGCGCCATGCACGGCAGGGTCGCCGCCGGAAAGCTCACCGACATCGCCTTCGACGATGAGGCCAAGCGTGTGATCGTCGCCGCCAAGATCGTCGACGACGACGAGTGGCGGAAGGTCCAGGAGGGAGTCTACACCGGCTTCTCCCAGGGCGGCCGCTACGTGAAGCGCTGGCCCGACGAAGAGACCGGCCTCGTCCGCTACACCGCCGAGCCGCACGAGATCTCGCTCGTCGACCTCCCCTGCCTGCCCGACGCCACCTTCGAGGTGGTGAAGGACGGAGTGGTCGAGAAGCGCGCCTTCGCGCACGCCGAGCGCGAGAAGGATGCAAAGGACGGGATCGCCATGCCCGACGGCTCCTATCCGATCGAGTCCGCGAAGGACGTCGAGAACGCGGTCAGCGACTACGAACGCAGCGGCAAGCGGCCGGAGATCAAAGCGCACATCATCGCGCGGGCCAAGGCGATCGACGCCGAAAGCGCGCTGCCTGACGACTGGGCGGACCCGGAGAAGGCCGCCGTCTCCGTGTCGCTTGAGCAAACCCGGCTCGAAGCCGAGGCGCTCGCGAAAGCCGCCGCAGCGCTCGCCGTAGCCGCGCATAAGCTCGAACGCGCCGCGGACGAGAACGCCCGGCTGCAGAAGACGCTCGACGATCTCTCGCCGACGCTCGCCGATCTCATGAAGCGCGTCGCCGCGCTCGAGGCGCAGCCGCTCCCAGCCAAGGCGGCGCTGCGAGCGGTCGCGAAAAGCGCCGACGGGGAGACCGAGTCTCTCGGCGCCGACGAAGCGATCCGGCGTCTCGCGGCGTTGTCTCCAGAAGCCCGCGCGCTCGCCCTGACCAAGCTCAGCCTGACGAACCCGCTCCGCTACTGAGCGGGACTCCCCGCGCCCTCATTCGTCGCCTCCCGCGACCCTCCGCGGTAAACTCCGGGGACAAGCGCCTCCTTTGTCACCCGCAACGGCGCGATCGCCACCGGCGACTTTTGACGCGCGGGCTTTGACCGTCATTCCTGTGACCGCTTTCCCGAAAAGAGACGCCGCATGCGCGAGGATACGCTCTGCGAGTTGGACGACGCGCGCGTTCGCTCTGCGCCCTCGCTGGGAAGGATCGAGCTTGCTGACGATGGGCTCAAGCTTGGCGGCTTCGTGATAGCGACCGCGGGCAGGTTCGACGATGCGCGGGTGGCGGCGCTCCTTGCCGCCGCCTATGGCGACGCGCTGCCACGCACGGCTCTTGCTTACCTCAAAGGCGCGCTCCTCAAACAGCGCAACGGCCAGACGCCGCTCGCACTGACCTATCTTGCGCTCGCTGGAGTACCGCCGCTCGCCGACGTCACGGAGGCGAGTTGGCGATTGTCGAAGGCCGACGAGGTGATGAAGGCAGGCGTCACGCCGGCGACGATTGTCGAAGCGCTTGCGCCACGCCACACCGACTTCGCCCGCGCGTATAACCCCGACCAGCCGCGTGTGCCCGCGGGCAGCGGCCAGACTAGCGGGCAGTGGACGAGCGGAGATTGGGCTGCATCCAATAACGAGCCAGCTTCAGCTGAGCCGGCTTCGACAGACTCATCGGGCCAGGCTGCCCAGTCCATCCAAATCACCGATAACTCTTCAGACTGGACCCAATATCTAAACCCAACGTCCAGCGCACAAGCGGCCGATGCGACAAGGCCCCCGTTCAATGGTCGAGCCCCGAACGACCAGCACGCTGCTGGGGTCGAGCAGGCGATGGAAATTTACGCGTCGCGCGGATTCGCTATTGAATCACCCCGAGCCACGGCGGTTATCGTCCCCGGCTTCGCGACGCCCAGAATGTACGACTTCATCGTCTACGACCCGGTCGCCGATGAATACGCAGGCATTGAGGTCAAGACGACTTTGTACGACACTATAAAATTGAATCAATCTCAACTCGATCAGGATGTTGCAGTCTATACAACTGGCGGAGCGTACACGTCAGGCTCGCGCCTGCCGATCACGAAGGTTGGATACGTCGCTCTCTGCGCCGGTTGTTCGGTCATCAATTTGCGGCCGGTCGGACTCGCTATAGGATTGCTTGCGAGGGGGATTCGCACCTGGAGCTACCAATTCCCAGGTGGCGAGGACCATCTATAAGAAGGCCTTTTTCATGACGCGAACGCCAAACTCGGATCATCAGGAAGCGAAGGCCGAGACTTCGTCCACCCTCCCTCCCGAGACCGGCTTTTCAAATGTGCTGGTTGTACGCGCGCCGGGAGAGGTTCCGCCGGAGGTCAGAGCGGCGGCGGCTCGCGCCCTGCAAGGTCTGGGCGGCGCGCCGGAGCCGGCCGGCGCCGAGCCAACTCGTTCAGCTGGACGCACCGACGAGATGCATTGGCTCGACGAGCTGCTGACGCCAGTGCTGAAAGCCGTCAACTATCGCCGGGTTGAGAGCCTTACGTACCTGGCGGACTTCAGCACGGCGGATGTCGAGCACACGCTCATTTTCGATATGTCGGGACAATCGATGACGTGGGTTTCAGGTGACGCAGCGCTGAGCAATGGACCAGCCGCCGCGTTCGCGCAACAGTGCTACGAGCGCTACGCCGATCCCGTGATGTTGAGCACCGTGAGGCAGAGCGGGTATGTTGATCCGCCTTGGTTTCGGCCCATGCGGTTTTCGATCGGCATGCTTTTCGGATGGGGTCGACTTTGCGCGCTCGATGCGCGGCGCTTCTCCACCGTAGACCTCGGCGAAACGATATCCGAGGCGGTACGCACGAAGCTCATACCTTATGTTGGGACGATAAACACCCAGGCGGCGCTGCTCGAATTCCTCGAGCGCGACGAAGAGCCGATGCGCTGGTTTCGCGTTCGGGCTCTATTTCGGGCAGCGATGATCTCTTATCTGGCGCACACGCTGGGCGTGCCGCGCGGACGCACGCAGACAGCGCTTCTCGAGCGTGCTTTGGCATTGAAAACAGGGTTGCGAAATACTTCGCTCTCACCCATTGCATTTGTCGGTCACATTCTCGACGACGCCGAGGCGGCGCTCAGGCCGTCTTGAACTCGGACGATCCCGCGCCCCGGCTCCGCGATGACGCGCGCCCCGTCCGCAGGTCTCTTCGAATAGTCAGGCTGAGCGTCGCGGACGCGATCTAAGCCGTCAGGCCTTCATCCGCACACCTCCGAACCCGAGCGTCAGCGCCGCGGGCGCGCCGGCGCGCGTCAGCACGAACCCGCACGCTCCAAACACACCTCACAGGAAAGCCCCATGAGCATTGCCCAGACTACACAGGAAACTCTCGGCCTGATGAAGGAATCGCTTACAAAGAGCGTCACGCTGTCGACCGGCCTCTCCGCCTACGACCTCCAGGCTCCGGCGAAGAACCTCTACCCGATCGTCACGCCGCTCAGGAACGCGCTGCCGCGTGTCGGCCGCCTCAACCCGGGCGACGCCGCCCGCTGGCGCACGATCACCTCGATTGCCGGTTCCGGCTACGACGCGATGGGCTGGGTGCCGGAGGGTCAGCGCTCGGCGAGTATGTCCTACTCAGCGCGGCTCCAGGTCGCCCCCTATCTCACCCTCGGCGAGGAAGACACGGTGACCTTCGAAGCTGAAGCGGCCGCGGAGGGCTACGAGGACCTCGCCTCCACCGCGACGCTGCGTTTGTTGCAGAAGACCATGCGCAAGGAGGAGACAGCGCTGCTCGGCGGCAACGCCTCGCTCGCGCTCGGAACGCCCTCCGCGCCGAGCCTCAGCGCCTCGGGCGCGGGCGCGACCCTACCGGCCGGAACCTACTCGGTGATCGTCGTCGCGTTGAGCTTCGAGGGCTGGCAGAACTCGAGCCTCGCCGGCGGCGTCGCGACTTCGAAAACCATCACCGGCAACGACGGCAATACCTACACGCTGAACGGCGGTTCCTCGAACAGAAGCGCCAATACGACCCAGACGGTGACACTCGGCCAGACGCTGAACGCGACCGCTTCCGTCATCCCCGGCGCCGTCGCCTACGCCTGGTATCTCGGCGCGGTCGGCGCCGAGACGCTCCAGGCGATCACGACCATCAACAGCGCGACCTTCAGCGCCCCGCTCACCTCGGGCCAGCAGGCCGCGACCGTGATCACCGCCGACAATTCGCGCAACGCCACGCTTGCCTTCGACGGCCTGCTCACCGTCGGCTTCAACCCGGCGAACAGCGCCTATGTCCAGTCGCTCGCCTCGGGAACCGCGGGGACCGGGTCGTTTCTCACCTCCTCCGGTCGCGGCTCGGTGATCGAGATCGACAACATGCTCGTCGCGATGTGGAACAACTACCGGCTGTCGCCGACCGTGCTCTACGTCAATGCGCAGGAGCAGCGGAACATCACCAACAAGTGCCTGACCAACGCCTCCGGGCCGCTCATCCGCTACAACGTCGCCGCCGATAGCGACAACGGCGGCCCCTACGGCGTGTCGGCCTCAGGCGTCGTGCGCTGGTACTACAATCCGTTCAGCGTCGATGGCGGCTTCGACATCCCGGTCAAGGTTCATCCCGATCTGCCGCCAGGCACGATCCTCGCCTACTGCGAACGGCTTCCGGTCTGGTACCAGTCGAACCAGACGCCGAACGTGGCCGAGGTGCTGACGCGGCGCGACTACTATCGGGTCGACTGGCCGTTGCGCACCCGCCGGCGCGAGTTCGGCGTCTACGCCGAAGAGACGCTCGCCGTCTACGCTCCCTTCGGCGTCGGCATCCTCACCAACATCGGCAACGGGTGAGCTATTCCCCTCCCCCCTCATCCTGAGCTTGTCGAAGGATGGGGCAGAGGGGTGACGGGTGAGGGGTTTGCGCCCCACGATCGACCCCTCATCCGGCCCTTCGGGCGCCTTCTCCCGCAAGGGGAGAAGGACGCCGAAATTCGTCTCGCGAGCGCCTCATGTCGCCATACGATCTCACCACGCTCTCCGCAGTGAAGGCCTGGCTCGGGCTGCCCGCGACTGCGGGACCGAACGACGCGACGCTTGCCGCGCTCGTCATCGCTGCGAGTCGTGCGATCACTGCAGCGCTCAGCCGTCCAGGCCTTCTGCCGCAGGCCTACGCCGAGACGCTCGATCTCGAGACGCGTCGCGTCACCCTGCGGCAATGGCCTGTGCTCGAGGTGAACTCGGTGCTGTGGCGCGGCATCGTCATTCCGCCCGATCCGAATCCCGACCCCGAGGCGTCGACCGGCTATCTCCTTCAGCCGGCCGACGAGGCGCCGCCCGGACGGCCGCAGACGCTCGACCTGTTCGGCGCGTTCTTCCGGCCGGGACGGCAGAGCCTGGTTGTATCGTATCGCGCCGGCTACGCCGTGCAGGGCGAGACGCAAACCATTCCGACAGCCGCGCCCTTCCAGCTTTCCGCGCTTTCGCCCTACGGGTCTTGGGGAAGCGATCTGGGCGTCGTCTATGCCTCGAGCGGCGCGACGCTGGCCCCGGTCTCGCTCGGGCCCGGCGCGGGGCAATACACGGTCAGCAACGGCGTCTATGCGTTCTCCGCCGCCGACGCCGGGCAGGTCGTGTCGATCGGGTATGGTTACATTCCGCAGGACGTCGCCCAGGCGGCGACCGAGCTGACGGCAGAGCGCTTCCGCGCCGCCGAGCGCATCGGCCTGAAGTCGAAGTCGGTCGGCGGACAGGAGACCATCGCCTACGACACGTCCGCAATCTCGGCGCCGGTTCTGGCGATGCTGCAGCCCTACAAGCGGGTCGCAGTTTGATGTTCGCGCTCGACATCGAAGGCCTCGACGAGACGAGCGCCAGGCTTGAAGCCTTCCCGGCTGCGCTCGGCGCAGCGCTCGCGGCCAAGGCCGCGGAGCTCGCTTCGGCGCTCGCCGACCGTGTCAGGAACGACAAGCTTTCGGGCGGCGTGCTCAACGTCCGTTCCGGCGCTTTGCGCGAGTCGATCGCCGCCGACGTCTCAGCCAGCGGCGACGGCGTCAGCGCCACGGTCGGCTCGAACGGCGTGAAGTATGCCGCGATCCAGGAATACGGCGGCAAGACCGCCGCGCACGAGATCCTGCCCGCGAAGGCGCAGGCTCTCGCGTTCGTCGTGAACGGAGCGCTGCGCTTCGCCCGCCGGGTCGAGCATCCGGGCTCGGTCATTCCTGAACGATCCTATCTGCGCTCGACGCTCGACGAGATGAGCGACACGATTGTCGCCGCGCTCGCCGACGCCGCCGCCGAAAGTCTGGAGCGCGCATGAGCCGCGAAGCCGCCTTCTCCGCCCTGTTCGTCTCCGTCTCGGCCGCGTACCCCTGGGGACTCGCGTCGCGACGGATGAAGCTCTGGAGCGAAGTTCCCGCCGCGCTGAGACCCGCGTTCTTCCAGCTCGAGAGCGGGCCGGAGACTTATCAGTGGCCCTCGCCCGCTGCGCCGAAGCGCATGTTCGAAGCGAAACTCTTCCTGTACTTCGACGCCCGCGACCCGACGACGCCGGGGGCGACCGCGCTCAACGCCGCGCTCGATGCGATTGACGCCGCCCTTGCGCCGACCGGCGCCGACGCCGCCCTTGGCCGCCAGACTCTTGGAGGCGCCGTGCACGATTGCAAGATTCTTGGCGTGCCCGTGCGCGATCCTGGCGACCTCGACGGCGACGGGCTGGCGGTCATTGGCGTGCGACTGGTTGCGCCGTGAGGAGCGATGCGGCGATGACGATCGATGACCTGAACGAGCGATGGGGAGACGCGGCGAAGCACGATCGATCGGCGTAGGGCGCGGAGAGGCCCTGCCTCCCTTTCCGATCTTCATCTTGCGTGCGGACGGACCTGGACTTCCCTATCACGTTTACGGCCCAAAGCCGCCCGAATGACCATGCCGTTTATGAGTTTCAAAGACGTCCTCGCGATACTCCCGAAGGAGGAGGGCGTGCAAAAAATCGAATGCCCCAGAATACGAGGAATGACGGATGACTTCCAAAGACGTTCTGACGTCCAGCATGTGGCTGCGGGACGCGAACGGCATCGACCTCGTCTCCGCTAAGACGGCCGAGGCCATCGTCCGGCTGATCGTGGCCGACGAGTTTGGGCAGGCTGAAGTTGAACGCAATGAGCCTCTCTCCGTTCGTGATGACGGAGAGAGTTGGCTTGTTTCCGGCTCGCAGCCCGGGCCAGCGGGCGCACTCGATCCAAAAGCGCCGAGCTGGGCCGGGCCGGTACAGGTCCGTATCGCTAAGTTCGATGGCCGGATTCTGGATTATAGTTTCACAATCATATTCGACCCGAAATCTAGCGGTCCGTGA